GACGTAATCGTCAGAGCGCTCGTCAAGCTCAATGGAGTCGCTACGGGAAGCCTTGATGGCATCAACCATCACTTCACGATCAGACTTGCCAGCGAATGCATATTCAGCATCCAGGGCGATACGAGCCTTGTCCACCAGAGCGACACGGGAAGCAACCAGGGCATCCACGTCAACGCGCTTGGCTTCTGCCAGCTCAGCCTGCAGAGACTCGACTTGCTCGGTCAAAGCGTCAGCACGGCCTTGCAGAGAATCTTCTTTCTCGCATTGGCCGTCTTTCATTTCAGCCATTTTGGCCTTCATGTCTTCGGCTTCTTTCATCAAGCCGTCGTACTTTTTCTTCATGTCCTCGTAGGACATCTTGGCGTCTTCGCGTTCTTTGGTGATCGCCAGAGCAACGCTCTCGCTCACCTCAAACTCGGCGCCGTCAAAAACGACTTTTGCCGTCATAAGGGGAGGCTCCTCAATGGTAATTAGGGAGGGATCGGCAGCATCTTGGCGATCCAAGTGCAGCTTCACTTCTGGGCCTGCACGGCCACGACGAACGATAGCTACGTGGTTTCCAGAAATTGCTTTCTGAATTCCGTCATAGTGCTCGCCGTCATCGGTGACGCCAGGCGTCGCGTCATAACTGACTCGATAACCAGCGCTCACCTCGCGAACATCACCGCGCATCACTCGATCAATCACCGCCTTGTCTGTAATTGTCATCACCGCACGGACGAATCCGTCGTCATAAACAACTTCAGTGCCAGTGAAACCGACTGAGTGCTCTTTGGTGTTCTCACTGTCCAGAAGGACAGGAGGATGCTCCATGGTGATCGCCTTTCCAGCGAATGAAGCAAGGCTTTCGGGAGACGCCACTTCCGACTCAGGACGGAATTCCTTCCGCACTGAACCGTCAGCATCTGTATAGAGCTGAATGCCAGTACGAGCTATCGAAGCCCACACCCGAAGATAACCTTCAGGAGTGACTTCATATTTCTCGATAGGAGAAAAATCGTATCTGCAGGATGTGGTTCCCATACATACACTTTATCAGTGCAGTTTCTATCCTATATTACTTTTTATGCTATTTCGCATGGTTTTTCAATGAGGCCACATCGCCTCCAGCCGCCTCGGATGTCATACTCCGAAGCCAAGGCTCTCATTGGACAAAGGATCAAAGAAGCTCGATTGAACTGCGGCTTGTCTCAAGATGATTTAGCCAAAGTTTTATTTTGCAATCAAGCCACTATTTCGCGAATTGAAAAAGGAAGAATCTCTCCTGATGTTGCGCAAGTGAGAGTTTTGAGTGGCGTGTTTGGACTCAGCGTACTGTGGCTTATGGGCTACCCAAGCTTTGTCGTTCACGCCACCTCTAATCAATCCTCGTCGTCGTCATCGTCGCGGATGGATGACAATGCATCTTCGATGCCTTCCATCACATAGGCCTTGGCCATTGCAACTGCCTCAAAAGTGAGGAACTTGCATGGTTCAAACATTTCGTCAGGCTTTTCATAATGGCTCAGCACATATTCGTGCGTTTCTTCCAATCGGCCATTCTTGAATACATGCTTATGCACGTACTGCCATTGTGAAGTGTTGCGATGGGCGTTGCGAGATAGGATTTGACACGCCTCCAGAACGCTAATGCCTTCCTCTTCACGCACAATCTGAACTCCGTCCATCATTTTGCCTTGCGGGTTTCAAGCATCTTAAGAGTGCGTTTTGCCCAAGACCTCCCTGCGTCGCCGCCCCATAGTTGCCAAGCGATGTAACCAGCATCATCTTCTCCGCCACTCTTGTTCTTTTCGTGTCTGGAGAAAAATGCAACCATGCGACGCAACGTCGCTTCGCTCACTTTCTTCCCATTAGCAAGATTGCTGGCACGGACAACTCCGCTGCCAATGCCTTGCTTACCAGCCTCCTTGCTAGATAACCCACCTTTCTTGTGCTTCTTGCGCAACTCAAGGCCGCGACGAGCAGCAGCTTGCACTGCTTTAGGAGGGGCGAAGCCTTCAGCGTCGCCCCTTAGCTCTTTTTTCCTTTCTTGCGGCGATCCTCAGACAGCTTTTTCAAATAGCCACGGCAACGCTTCTCGCCAGGCCCCATCATTTCATCGATGTAGCCAGCAATGTAATCATCACTCTTGCCTTCTTTTGACACCCCAGCTTCACTCAAGGCAATCGCCATAGCTTGCCTAGGGTCTTTGACTGGCTCGCCAGAACTACTCTTCAAAGTACCAGCTTCAAATTCGCCCATAACTTTGCGAATCTTTTTCTGACGGCCAGTCATAGCTTAATTCCAGTCACAACTTAATAAATTTTAAGTTATGCAGGTTCAACCAGAAGACAGTCAAAAGACTTGGAAGCCCAGAACAATCCAAGGTTGTCCGCAGTTTCTTCGTACAACACTCTGAAGCCTTGTTCCTTCAAGAATTCAGCCAACTTTTCCATCGAAAGACGCCCTTTGAAGTCTTCGAGGAACTCAGGCGTGTTTTCCTCAAAGAGGAACGTCCCCATTCCAGAAGTGCCCACGCCATTGTGAAACTCACCGAAAATAGTTTCAATTTGGTCCAACTTAGTACATGTGTACAAAGCAGGGAATTCAGCGCCTTCAGCGTCAATCTTGATGACATTGGGTGACCATGTTTCAATCGCTTGATCCAAAGAAATAGACGGGACAATCTCTCCAAGACCAGTCACGCTGCAACCACCGCCAGAGTTGATCGGATTGTCACTGGCTTCAAAGCGCACCTCGACTTCCTTGTCGCTTCGAGTGACGGCAAGGTTTGCCGTTTCCGCGTCCTTGAAAGACGACACATTGTGCTCAAGAAGATCGTAGTTTTCTTCGTTGGGTTCAAAAGAAACAACGAAATCAGCGTTGTGACGCATCGCCTTAATGGCGAACGACCCGATATGACCGCCAATGTCAAGAATGCGCTTGCCCTTCAAGTCGGCAAGTTCATACTCGTTCTGATTGACGACGTGGTCAAAGATTGAAGCGTCGTAGGTGCTGGGGCGAAGTTTGATTTGAGTCATGATCAGGCCTCCTTGATTTTGCGCTTGCGACCGTATTTAATCGGTGCTGTCAAAGTGCGATTTACCACCTTCAAAAAGGCGTCGCCAATTACTTCCCAGGTGTAGTGGTCCTGATGCACTGCGTCGTAACACCAGTCAGCCACCTTCTTCAGGTCATCCCGATTCTCGTAATAATGCTTCAGGATGTCTGCCATGCCAGAAGGCGAAGGCTGACCACGATCCAGGCCGTAATTCCTGTCCACTTCCCAGCTCTCCACAGGAATGCGAGGAATGCCATAGAAGATTTCTTTCAATGACGTGTGGTCGGGCACCACCTGAGCAGTGCCCGTAGCAGCATGCTCAAAGTTCACCAGCCCCCAACCCTCACCAATACAAGTGTTCACGCCAACGTCTGCAGCGTTGTAAACAAGGTTCAAGCGCTCGGCAGGCAGGCATTTCGTCACATCGAAATCCTGGCTGGTCAGCATGATCTTGCCAGTCGGGTCGTAGTCGTAGTCCCGAGCGATTCGCTTGAATAAAGGAATAATGTCCCAACCCTGATCCTTCTTACCCATATGAAGCCAAAGCCGCGCATCAGGCGCCTCCTTCGCAAACTCGATGAACCCTTTAATCGTCAGGTCAATACGCTTGCGCGGCTGATTGCGATTGCCATTAAAGACGATGAAATGATCGGGATCAATTCCAAGTTCTTGGCGGGCTTCGGCTTGGTCAACCCTGAAGAACGTGGATCGATCAACGCCATGCGGAAGCACGTCACACGGCAAATCACAGCCCGCCTTACGAACTTCTTGTAGGCCGAACTGTGTGTAAGTGCCCATGCCATCCCATTCCTTGGCATGTTCAAACACGTCAGAAAAGAAACCGTAGCTGTCAGTAGGGAAATACCCATACCACTTAAAGCCAAGCTGTTGCTTGAAAGCCTTAACTTTCAGCCACAGGCTGTTCAGAATCCAGATGTCATTGACAGCCAGAATCAAGTCAGGCTTTTCGTTGGTGACGATTTCCGCAATTCGATGACTGCCATACGGGTCAGAACCACCAACTTGTGCTGGGTAAAGCTTGTAGGGGAGACCGTGAGGGTCTCCCCAATAGTTCACCGCCAAGACGACAATCTCATGCTCTTTAGCAAGAATTGGGAGTAGGCCTTCTGCCACTCTCCCAAATCCTGTTTGTACGGCACAATCACCGCAGTAAAGGATTTTCGCCATCAAAACGTCGCGTTCGACGCCATCTTAATGATGAAAACTACACCTGCACGCTGATTCCAGCTCCGCGCTTGTACTCAATTGAACAACGGCAATTCGCTCTGCATTCACAACGCTGAGCAGGCATTGGAAGGCTGCCAATCGGCACCAAGCCAGCTTTTGCATATCGCAAACAGTCGTCACAATGAGCAGCTTGAGGGTCAAGCACTCGCCGCATCATTGAATATCCCTGTTTCTCCTGCCGAAGCGTGGCTCCTTGCCAGTAACTGCTACGAACAGACTGAGCATATAGCTCGACACGAGCAAGAGCCATGGGAGTAGAAACGCGGCCAGCCAGTATGTCACCAGCAAAGCGTTGCAGATAAGTGTATTCCGCACGAAGCTTTTGACCGATGACGCCGTACTCTCTAGCGCCCATACGAGACCGACCACCATGGCCCAGCACAGTCGCTTGAATGTGCGCACCTTTGATGGCTTCTCGGACGCTTCCTTGCCATTGATCCAAAGTGATGTTTCCATCCGCCAACATCCGCGTGAAACGGCGTAAATCTTTACCAAGTTTGTCGATTCTGCCGTCGACTAATGCAACAACAGCTTTATTACTCATAAAACGCCCTGAGGGGCGCCTATAGCGCCCCGTCAAAGGGTCGTAATTCCAGTCCGCGTCCATGCGCGGCCAGGCATCACTCAGTGGGCTCAGCATCTTCCGCCTCCAGAATGTCCTTAAAGCGTTCGGGGGCCTCTTCCTTCCACTGATTCAACGCAGCATCAATATCCTCAGCGGAAATCTGAGCGGCTTCGTCGATATCAGCCAAGATCAATCCTTCGGTCTTGAGAGGCTCGATGGCATCATTTTTCTCATGCTTAAGAACTTTCTGGAAAGCTTCATGCGTGCTGCATGGCATGTACACGGGACCGTCATCTGTCTCATGGACGTGATGACCGTCACAGCCCATCTCCTTGGCTTTCACCTGCGCCTCTTCCTTGGTCGAATAGGAATAGCTGTCCGCGCCTTTTGCGTCGGTCTTGCTACTAACCATCTTGGCCTTGCCCTTGCGATTAGCGTCGGGATCTTTGCGACGCTTGCGAGCAACAATCTTCTGCCGTCCTTCTTTTGACATGCCTTGTGCTTTTGCCTTCGGCAAGCACTTCGGCTTCCCTTCTTTCTCTTCACGAGCCCCGCAAGGTCCAAGGATCTCGCCGTTAGCGCCAATCCTCACCCACTTTTCTTTGAACCACTTGTCAAGGTCGTCGGCATGTACATCGCCTTCGTCACCCTTGAAAGCTCCAGACAAGCTGCCGTGCTTTTTCTTGTAAGCAGCCTTGTAGTGCTGTAC